GCATGTTCGACTTCTTCAAGTCTTTGTCAACTGTTAAAGGGTACGTGTACAACATCTGGTCACCAAAAGGAGTTATTGATCAGTTCGCGTATCCAGTAATGAGAGATTATTTTCCAGAGCAGATGGAACAGTTGGAAGGATGGACAAAAGCGGGAGCAACGAGTGCAGAAGTAGTGAGAATTTTTGAGGAAGTACGTGGTGGGAAACAGAACGAGGACATTGAACTTGACAGGAATGATCAATGGTTCTTGGATCTGGCCACGAAGAAAGTGAGGTGCCTTCTAGGAGATTGGAAGGTTCAACCACTGGGTTTGGATGATGCGATGTTGAGACTTCATCCCGATACGTCAGCGGGTTTTGGTTATCAAGGGAAAAAGAAGAGTGAAGTGTTCGAGGAAATTCGGAAACAGGCAAAAGATTTGGAAGTCAAGGCGAAAGAGCATGCCAAGATTAATCCTTTGCCATGTCTGTTAGGAACGAGAGGAGCACTCCACAGGGAAACAGATCCAAAGAGGAGGATCATCTACAATGTTCCGTCAGCACAGGTGGCTTTAGAACAGTGTTTTGTTGGCCCGCTTATTGATAAAGCAAAGCAGTCACCAAACTATCCGATCATGTTTGGAAAGAACGTAATTCCAAGGTTATCAGAGATGAATGTCAAACATGCGCATCCAAGAGGGAGCCATGCAGTACAGTTGGATGTTAAATCTTTTGATAGAAACCTTAGGACGGCGACCCTGAGGAGAGGGTTTACGGTAATGGAAGATATGATCGACTTTGATACTTGGAAAGGAACACAACTTGGAGAGTCTAAGAAACGTAGGTGGAAGAGAGTCTGGGATTATACAGTCTACTACTTCCTCCATACCCCAGTAATGTTACCGGATGGAAAGATTGAATTTTTGGATGGTTCAGTGCCCTCAGGAAGTGGTTATACCCAATTCATTGAGAGTATCTGTTCGCTGATCATGTTCATGTTCTTTGCCTTAAAATATGCCGTGCCGGTAATCGATTTGAAATCATTAGGTGATGATCTAAAGGCGATTGTTATGGGGAGACCTGACATTAAGTTGATTGAGCAGGTTTACGGAGAGATCTTCTTCGCCGTGATTAACACGAAGAAAACGAGGTTCGTCCGGGCAGATGCCGGGGGACAAGAATTTTTGGGATATAGGCTCAACAAAGGGTTCCTCAAACGAGATAGTTTTGAGTGGTTCAACCTAATGTTGCATCCAGAAAATGAGGTGAAAGACCTACCAACAAGCTTCTCAAGATTAACAGCGTACATGTTTCTTGGAGGAGTCAATGATAATGAGTTCTCAAGGTTTTATGAGACGTTTCAAAGTTGTTGGCCAATAGAGAATTGGGATTTTGTGATGACAAAGGATATCAAGACAAAGATGTTGTATGGCGGACTCGAGTTCACGTTAAAGAAATTGTTGGAGTACAAAAGAAGTGATTTTGTGTGGTCTCTAATTACATTTAAAGATTAATCATGGATGGCGGGGTTACCCGCCAAG